GTCGGATACGCATCCGCATACGGCGCATACGGCGCATCCGCAGTCGGATACGCATCCGCATACGGCGCATACGGCGCATCCGCAGTCGGATACGCATCCGCATACGGCGCATACGGCGCATCCGCAGCGCACTGCGTCGTACCAGTGCCCGCACTGCGGCGCGGCGCTGGCGAAGCAGCAGCAGTACGCTGCGGCGTTGCGATATGGACGTTGCGGGAAGTGCAAGGGGAAATAGAAAGCCCCGTCCGACAACGGACGGGGCGCTTCGCTTGCGGGGCGTCTAAATGACGCCCGCTTTACGTAGAATGAATGCGTAGTCCTTCTCGGCGGCTTTGAGGTCGGGATGCTCAAAGATTTCTGCGGTGCACTCATACCCGCGCCGCTCGACGAAGAAGATGATGATGTTGTCTCCTTCGTCTCGGAAGATGCGATACTGAACGTCATCGCCGTTGATGTTGAACCGAACTGAGCCGATTTCCGAACCAACGAAAGATACAACCTCGTAGTTGCTGTCGCCGGTGAAACTTCGGCGTCCTTTCCAGATGCTGATGGTTGTCATCTTGATCCTCCTCAGAAGTGATTACTACGCTTCTAATCTACCACAGTCCCCGCTGTTCGTCAAGTCCCGATTTCGGCGAACATCCGACGAATTTGCCGCTTGACAATACGCGCGGGTTGTGGTAGAGTAAAAGTGTAATCGATACGTAAAAAAAAAGGAGGTTTAGAATGAATCATATCCGAATTTGGAAGGGAACTAAGCGTTTCGTCCTCGGCAACGATTTGTCGAATTATGTATATGTCGAATTTGAGGGCGAGGTTCTTGGTTCGTGTTGGGAAGAGTACGATGCGAGGGGTGTGGAGACAACGTTCTTTCGCGATTCCAAAAACCGCATCGTAGTCCACTGCGTTAAGTGGTCTCGTTGGGAGAACGAGGCCGTTTATGGAGAGGTGCACGTTTTCCCCTCATTGGAAGACGCCGCGGTGGAGTTTCAATGGGAGCTCGAGCGGGCGGGCCTCATCCCGGATGAGGTTGAAGATCAGTAAACGGAACGATAGAGGCGGCCGCCGAGCAGCATCTCCAGGAGATGCTGCGCGCGGGCGTCATCCCGCCGCGAGGCGAGTGATGAGACTCCAATTTGAACGACTGTCCGGCGCGATCTGCGCTGTACTGACTGCGCCGGGCGAGTGCGACCGGATCGTTGAAGTCGCCCGCGCGAGCGACGCTTTCGGTGCGCTCGCTCTCGACGTTGACCCTCGCGCGTTCAAACCGCTCGACGCGCTGTTGACGTTCGCGCGCGTCGTATGTGTTGAGATCGAGCGGCGCAACAGCGGCTGGCGCGTTGAGGTCACGTACTGGAGCGGGACGACGGGCGCGCTGGCGCAGTACGAGACGGAAGCGGCGTCGCTGATTGCGGCGCTTGCGCGAGCGATCCGGAATACCGCGCTGCCGCAGCGCGCGTCAGAGTCGGGGGCGCGCTGGCGTTGACGCTAGACGAGTATTGTGAACTACTGAGAGCAGTGTAAGGAAAGGATACGGAAATGGCAGACGCAATACTTGCACAGTTTTTGGAGGTTGCGCTCAGTCTCCAGACGCCCGTCTACGCGGGCGTCCGGGCGACGAACGGAACGCTGGTCGCTTCGGATGGAGTGATGTTAGTTGCGTACAAACTGAGCGCTGAATACCTTCGCGGCGAGGGGATGATCCCGCTCGCAACCGCAAAGGCGCTGGCGGCGCTCGTGAACGAGGTGTATCCAGAGTACATCGAGGTGGACGGAACCGCCGTTCGCCTCGTTACGAAGGAACAGTACGCGGATCGTTCTGAGCGCCTGACTGTGACGTTTCCACCGTTCGCGTGTCGTACGGTGCGCATCGAATCGTTTCTGTCGCGTTGCACGCCGCCGCACGCGACGTTGGTGTGTGAAGCGCCGTCGTTGAAACTCATCAAGACCGCGCGCGGCAACGACTTCGTTGAACTCGTCGATGAACCAAAGCGCGGCGACGAGTTGTTTCGGCTGAAGTCGCTTGACGCGAAAATGTGGTACAACGTCAAGCAACTGCGAGAAGGACTGCGTCTGTTTAGACCGCGTGATGCGGTCAGTGTGTTTCGGAACGACCAAGGCTGGCTGTCGTTCCGGGATGACTGGGGAAGACTATTCGCCGTCACCCCGTTCGTCAAGTGCGACTAGTTCGCCGCACATAAACCGACCGCCAGGCGCGCGCCTGGCGGTTTCTGTTTGTCAACGGCGTCACAACACGCTGTAGAAATAAAAGAAGATGAGGTGTTGTGACGGCGCAACCGGGGCGACTTCGGGGAAAAGAAAACCCCCCCCCCCGCGTGCGAGGTGCGGGGGTTCGGTCGGGTTGTCGGTTAGATAAGTCGCATATCTTTGAGCGCCGGGCGCAACTCGTCGCTCTGCGCCGCGTCCTCCAAGCTGCGGAACCGGAAAACTGAACTGTAGTGCGGCTTGCCGACGCCGCTCGCCCGCCGGACGAGGCGGACGATAATCTCGCCCTCGGATGTCTGATAGACGTAGCAGGTTCGTCCGGCATTGTTTATTACGTTTCTATACTATCACGCAACCCGCAGTTTGTCAAAAGGCAATTTCGGAATTTCTCGCGATTTTGCGGGCTTGACAGATCGGCGTGCGCGTGGTATACTCAGTGCGTAGTCGATTACCGGAAAGGACGCTGATATGCGCAACAAACGACGTTCTGCAACAGCCCCGCGCCCCGCGCGCGAAATCCTCGTCGCGTCGGGTGAGGATTTCCGTATTCTGTTCGACCGCGAGACGCGCGATTTCGCGGTCGAGTACCGAGGCGAGTCAGTCGGCTGGCGATCGACAGAGAGCGAGGCGCGGCGTCTGATCGAGGCGCTACGCTACGAGGACGCGCGACGCTGCGAGTAACAGACGATTCCCCTCCTTCTCCTTCCAGAAGCCCCGTCGATAACGGCGGGGTTTCTGTTTGTTCAGCGCTGTCACAACACCTGCTTCTCTTTTATTTCTATGATGTGTTGTGACGCTCGCCGCGCCGCCCGCGCGTCCGCTGCATCACCCGAATGGAGCGCTCGCCCGTCGTTGCAATCATCGGCAGCAGTGTCACAATACGCTATAGAAATAAAAGAAGATGATGTGTTGTGACGCCCGCGCCCGCGCCGCGATCTGGCGTACGAAAACGCGGGGTGTTCCTGGTATAATTAAAGTGAGCGGGTGAAAAGCGCCCGCTGGGAGAGAGATGTTCAGGAGGAGATTACGTGAACCTGCCCTTTTCTCAGCCGTTGGATAAAATCACCTACGGCGCGCTGGCGGCGGCGATGGTCGTCATCCTCGCTTGGGCGCTGCGCGAGTTCGCGGGGATTGATTTGTCGGCGGAAGTTCAGTCGGCTCTGGCGTTGATCATTGGGTATTGCGTTTCGTATTACGTTCCGTTGAGCGAGACCGAGGCCGAGGCTATCGCCCGGAAGTACTACAAGTACAAATGACCGTAGACGAACTGCTGACAGACGAAGCCCGCGCTGCGGTGCTGCGCGCGCTGCTGATGATCGTCCTCAGCGACGAGCATCCCGCGAGCGCGCGCGTCGCCGCTGCGCGATTGTTTCTGTCGCAGTTTGAGGAACGCCCGAACGCCGAACGAGACGTATTGGTAATCGTTGATGAGACGGCGTTCGTCAAAACAGTATGAGGTGCTCCTTCCTCATCTACACGCCGACCAGCGCGCGGTTGCGGAACAGATCAGAAGCGCGCGGTTCGTGCATCTGCGCGCCGGGCGGCGGTGGGGAAAATCACATCTACTGGCGCGTATGCTGGTCGAAGCGGCGTTGGTGAAGCGGCAGACGGTCGGGTATTTCGCGCCGACGTACAAACTGATGCTGCCGGTGTGGGAACAAGTGCGCCGAACGCTGCGTGCGCCGGTTGCGGAAGAGTACAAAGCAGAGCGGCGGATCGACACAACCACCGGCGGACGGGTTGAGTTCTGGTCGCTCGACAACGAGGACGCGGGCAGATCGCGCGGCTACGATCTGATCGTCGTAGACGAGGCGGGACTGGTGCGTAATCTCGAAACAATCTGGCGCGAGAACCTTATCCCCGCGCTGCTTGACCGTCGCGGGCGCGCGATTCTCGCCGGAACGCCGAAGGGGAAGGGGGACTTCTGGCGCATTTACCAGACCGCGCTTGACGACCCGCGTTGGGCGACGATTCGGCGCTCAACCAGCGACAACCCGCGCCTCGATCCGGCTGATATTGCACTGTTGCGCGCTGCGATGACCGAGCGCGCCGCGCGTCAAGAATTGGATGCCGAGTTCTTAGACGACGGCGGCGCGGTGTTTCGCAACGTTCGTAGTTGTGTCGGCGAGATTGTCCGCAGCGGCGAAGCGGCGATTATTGGCGTAGACTGGGGACGCTACGAGGATGCGACGGTGTTTGCGGCGCTCGATCCGCAGACGCGGTGTGTGACGGACGTTGAACGATTAGTTGATGTCGATTTTGCAACGCAGCGCCGCGTGTTGGTTGCGTTCTGGCAGCGCAACGGCGGCGGCGCGGTGATCGCTGAGGCGAACAGCATTGGCGCGCCGAATATTGAAGAGTTACAGCGCGCCGGGCTGCCCGTTCAGGCGTTCACTACGACGGTCTCCAGCAAGCCGCTGCTGATCGATACGCTCGCGCTGGCGCTGGAGCAGCGGACAATCGTACTGCCGGAACTGGATTGGCTGCTCAACGAACTGGAGATGTTCAGCGTCGAGATCGGCGCGTCCGGTCGCGTCCGCTACAGCGCGCCCGAGGGGTGTCGCGATGATGGGGTGATTGCGCTCGCGCTGGCGGTGTGGGGCGCGGCGCAGAGCGCTGAGGTGTTGTTTGATGTCTAGAACGACTGCACAACTTGTGCTGTCTCCAACTGAGCGTTACGACATAAAAACGCTCAACTTAGAAGACTTTCTGCCTTCCAGTTGGGTTGGCGCGTTCACTGGCAACGGCGACGCGGTTGATGTCGAGACGGCGTATGAGCGCGTCGCGGTGGTGCGCACGGCGGTGACGCTGCGCGCCAATGCGCTGGCGTCGCTGCCGTGGGAGATCGTCACCCGGCGCGGAACGTTGGTCGCGTTCGACGCGGAACGACTGGCGGCGATCATTCGCGGCGTCGAGATCGACCTGTGTTTGTACGGTGCGGCGTATCTGTTGCGCGACCCGACAGCGACGCTCGGTCTGCGTCGTCTGCACCCGCGCACCATCACCCCGATCACCGACCCGAAGCGCGGGCTGGTCGGGTTTACGCGCCGCGCGAACAACACCGAAATCCGGCTGGAGCCGGAAGCCGAACTCTTGCATATTTGGGAGCCGTCAGTGCGCAGCGAAGTTGAGCCCGGCGTCGGGCTGGTGACGACCGCGTTGACGCAGGCGCGCGCACTGCTCGCAGCCGAGCGCTACCAGACCGCGTACTTCGAGCGCGGCGCGGTGCGCCCCACCGTCTGGATGTTCGCCCAGCGCCCGACGGACGCCGAACGCTCGCGGTTCGAGCAGTGGCTGCGACAACTGGTAGGCGGCATCCGCAACGCATTCAGACATCTCGCGCTGTCGAGCGAGATCAAAACAGTGACGTTGGGGGATACGCTGTCTGACGCAATGCAGCCCGAACTGCTCCAGCGCGCGGCGGAACTGATGCTGACCGCGTTTCAAGTCCCGATGTCTTTGGTCTTCAGCAGCGCCAGCAACTACGCAACCGCGATGCGCGACTACCAGACGTTTATCCTCCTGACGATCCTCGCCCGCGCTCGCGAAGTGACGGCGATGCTCCAGCCGCATTTTGCTGCGTACAACCAAGTGCTGCGCTGCAACGAAGCGCGCATCGACGCGGTGCAGAACGCCGAACTGGAGAAAGCCGAGGCGATCCAGCGGCTCGCCGGGCAGCCGGTGCTCACACTGAACGAAGCGCGGGCGCGGCTGGATTTGCCGCAGTTCGTTGAAGACGAAGCGGATCGGCAATTGCTGCGGCTGCGCAACCGGCTGGCGCTGGCGCGCGAAGCGGTCGCAGCGGGGATTGACCCGGCGGAAGCGCTGCGACTGGCGGGCGTCAACAACGCTGAACCGGCGGAAGACGCGGTGAAGGCGCTGAAGAAAGACGAACCGCAGTTGCTGCCGCACGAGGTTCAACTTTACCGCGACCTCAAGCGCGCGTTCCAGAGATTGCGCCAGGTGATGCTCGACGGCGCGGATGAGTTGACGGCGCAGATGTTCAACGAAGCGCTGTATCCCGCGATGCGTCGCAACATCGAAACGATTGCACGACTGTTCGCCGACGAGATGCGCGTCGATGTCGGCGTGACAGTCAACGTCGACGCGCTGCTCGCAGACTGGGCGGAAGAGGCGACGCGGCGGCAAGTCGAGGAACTGCTCTACCCGTACACGCGCGACTACATCGCCCGCGCGGTCGCCGCTTGGCAGCGGATGCCGGGCGCTGACCGCGCCGAACTCGTTGCAATGATTGAGCCGGTGGTCGGCGCAGCGCGCGCCGAAACCGTCGCCATCACTGCCGCAACTGAAGCGGCGGCGGCGGGGGTGCGGGCGTACCGCGACGGGCTGCGCGCCGAACACAATCTGGAGTACGTGATGGTGTGGGAGACCGCCAACGATGAGCGGGTATGTCCGATTTGCGGCGCGCTGCACAGCAAGCGCGAAGACGACTGGGGCGGATTGAGCGGACCCCCGGCGCATCCTCGCTGTCGCTGCGGCGTGCGACTGGTGAGGAAGGATGAGGGTTAGCGTTTCGGTTGACATCAACAACGCGCTGCGCAAATTACTTCCGCGCGCGGCGCAGATCGAAGCGGCGCTTGACGCGGGCGCAGCAGCGGCGCACAGCGTGATGCAAATTTACCCGTCGCCTCCGCCCGGATCGCGGTATCGGCGAACGGGCAATCTGCGGCAGAAACTACGATTGCGGAAACTGTCGAAAACGTCGCGCATCGTCGAAAACACTGCGTCCTACGCGCGGTTTGTTTACGGAATGCCGCAGGCGCGGGTTCACGCCGGGCGTTGGGCGTCGGTGCGAGACGCGGCGGAAGCGGCGAAGAAGGAAGCAATCGCGGTGCTGAGAGAGAGGGGGAGGTGAGAAATGGAGTGGCGGACCGCGCCCGGCGCGGCGCTGAAGGCGGTCGAGACGGGCGACGTTGAGGGGCTGCTGGTGGTATTCGGCAACCCCGACGCCGTTGATCTCGAAAACGAGTTCTTCACTGCAGAAACGGATTTCGGACGCTTGCGCGAAACGCCGATCTGGTTGAATCACACGCAGCCGATCAAAACCGCATCGGGGATTATTCTCATCGAGGATCAGATCGGCTACGGCGCACTGGAAGTCACCGACGAAGGGGTCATCATCCGCGGGCTGCTCGACGCGAAATATCGATATTTGGCGCAGATCGCGGACGAGTTGGGATGGTCGAGCGGAACCGCAGCTCATTTGGTGGTGCGAGAACCGGTCGGGAAGGCGACGCATATCAAACGCTGGCTGCTGGGGCTGGACGCGAGTATTACGCCGACGCCCGCAGAGCCGCGCACAATGATTCGGAATTACCGGCTTGTTATCAAATAAAGGAGGAAACGAAGGAGATGACGGAAATTGTGATGAACCAGGCGGAACTTGCGGCTGAGATCGCCGCGCGTTTGCGCGAGGAAGTCGCGGCTGCGATCAAAGCGCAGAACGTCGGCGTGGCGACGAGCGCGCCCGCGGCGGAAGGGGAAAAAGCGTCGTTCGGCGACTTTCTGAAGTGCGTCGCAACCAACGACGTACAGCGTCTGCGCGCGGTCTACAAAAGTGTGAAAGCGCTGGACGAAACGACCGGCGCGGGCGGAGGGTTTCTGGTGCCGACGCAGTTCGAGGAGCGCATCCGCGCCGTCGGCGCGCCGATGCTGTTTGACCAGTTGGTCGCCGCCGGACGCGGTCCGTTGATGCTGCGCACCAACGCAGCGGAGTTGGCGCTGCCGGTTCTGGAGCAAGATCAAGAGCCGAACGTCGAATCGAGCGCGCTGGTCGGCGGCGTGCGGCTCATCTGGCGCGAACAGAGCGCTGATGTCAGCGAGAGCGAACCGCGCTTCGAGCAGCGCATCTTTCGCCCGCACGCGGCTGATGCGTACGTCGCAGCATCGACCGAGCTGATCTCTGACGCGCCGCAAGCGCTCGAAGATACGCTGGTCACGCTGTTCGGCCGCGCGTATGCAGTATTGAAAGCGCGCGTGATGCTGCGCGGAACCGGCGTCGGGCAGCCGCGCGGGATCGTCGGGCATCCGGCGGCGATCAGCGTCGCCCGCGCCGCTGGCGGCACTCAGGTCGAAAACGACACAAATACGATACTGGCGATGATCCAGCGATTGCTGCCCGGCAGCGCCGCCGCTGTGTGGATTGCACACCCGTTCTGGCGGTCGCGCTTGATGGCGACGCGGCTGGGCGAGACGCTGCTCTACACCGTCAACGGGCAGTCGCTCGTCTACGGCGACACGCTCGCGGGCATCCCGATCGCGTACAGCGAGCACCTGCCCGCCGTGACGAGCGCGGGATCGCTTATTCTCGCCGATCTGTCGTACTACGCGATGGTCGAGCGTGCGGGGTTCAGCGTCGCGTTTAGCGAGCACGTGCGCTTTTTGAAGCGCCAAGCGGTGTGGCTGTTCGGCGTTCGGATCGACGGCGCGCCGCTGGTCAACGCGCCGCTCATCCTCGCGGACGGCGCGGGCAACAACACTGTGAGCCCGTTCGTCGAGATCGCAGCGGGATCGTAATGAACGGAAGCGTCACAACACAGCATAGAAATAAAAGAAGATGCTGTGTTGTGACATTGCTGATGACGCCGACGGCGGGAGCGTCACAACAGTCGGGGCTGTCACAACACATCCTTTAATTAAGAAAGAAGCAGGTGTTGTGACGGCGGGTTACGGATCAACGGTTGAACAAACAACGGGCGCTGTCACAACACCGCATAGAAATAAAAGAAATGCTGGCGTTGTGACAGCGCTGGAGGAGGGATCATACAATGCTTGTTCAGGAGACCATTCAACCGCTGCTGCGGTTCTTCAACGCGAACGTAACTGCGGATACAAATACGTCGGTCGTCAGTATTGCGAACACGCAGGCGGTGCGGATCGTCGCCCACACCGGGACGGTGACGGGAACGGCGGCGCTGCGGGTGTTCGTCAACACTGCCAACAGCGTGTCGGGCGCGGTCGAGATCACTGATAAAACAATCGCGACGCTGGCGTCGAACTCGACGTATGAGATTTTCGTATCTGGCGCTGAGGCATACGCAGCGATGGCGCGCGCGTCGCATCTCTTTGTGCAGATTGATGTGACGGGTACGGCGACGGTTTCGATTGCGATCGAGATTTCGGCGTTTCCCGGACGCGACATCCCGGCGGCGCTGCCGTCCGGCTGGACTCGGGTGCTGTGAGGTGACGGATGTACGCGACGCTGGCGCAGTTGAAGGAATATCTCGGCGTCACATCAACCGCAGACGATGCGCTGCTGACCGATCTGCTCGTGCGCGCGACCGCGATCATCGAGCAGATGACGCGCAAAACGTTCGCTGCGCCAGCAGCGTCATCCCGACGTTTCGGGCGCGAGTTGATGCTGTGGGACGCGCAGTTGCAGCGGGATTATCTGCTGTTGCAGTCGGGCGTCTATATCGCGCAACTCGTCAGTGCGACCGACGGCGACGGCGCGCCGATCCCGCTGACGGAAATCGACGCCCATCCGCCTGACGCGCCATACGCCGTCCTCGCGCGGAAAGGCGCGCGCTGGTGCGGCGCGTCGCAGCAAGCGACGATTACTGCGCGCTGGGGATACAGCATCGCCCCGCCCGCCGATATTGTCCACGCGACGATCAGGCTGGCGGCGTGGATGTACCGCCAGCGCGGGACGGTGAACGATCCGGATCGCCCGACGGTTGCGGACGGCGGGCTGGTGCTGCTGCCGTCGGCGCTGCCGGATGACGTTCGTTCAACGCTGGAGCGCTACCGCGATGTTGTTTAGTTCTGTTACCGACATCATTGAGTTGCTGGCGGGGCTGGCGGTGCAGTACAACAACGCCGTCGTTCCCGTCCGGCGACTATCAACACAACCGAACTGGTCGGACGCCGCGCAGTTGCCGGTGCGGATCATCCCCGCACTCGGCGGGCTGCGGCTGGTCGAAAGCGGGGTGTACACCCCAACTCGCGCAACGCGCGCGGTGTGGGAGATCGACGATCTGCTCTTGGTGCGCGATGTCGGAATGGGGCGCGGCGTCGCGGATACGGCGGCGGCGTTGGTTGACTACATCGAGGATTACGTTACGCAACTGCGCTTCGCCTGGCTTGCGCGCGGCGATGTGCAGTTGGTCAACGTAAGCGGGATAATAGATGTTATCAAGTACGGCGAGCGCGCATACGAAGGTGTTGCGATGACCACGCGATTTACACACCTGGTACGCGCGCCGTCGGTGTAGGAGGCGGATATGGCGCATTCTGGAATTGTCGGATCGCTGTACGCGGGAACGTTTGCGGTCGAAATCACGACCGACAACACAACCTGGACGGCGATCTCAAACGCAACGGTGAAGATAGACGACGTTGAACTGAGCCGCCCGTCGGGTGAGGCGTATGTCGGCGGGTCGAGCGACTATGCGACGATCACCGTTGGCAAGCGCGAGCCGGTCGAGATCACAATTACTGTGCTGTACAACGAGGATACCGGGTCTGCGGTGAACACAATGTATAACCGGTTCCAAAGCGCCACGCCGACTCTCGGCGTGCGCTGGTCGCCGCGCGGTCTCGTCGGTTCGGCGCGGGCGTACGGGACAAGCAACGACGGCGGAACAACGTTTGGGTTGGGAGTGATCACCAGCGTCACGCTGAGCGCGCTCGATCCAAGCGACGCCGAACCCTACGTTGCGATGGTGACGGTGCGAACGCCGTCGCTGCGTCAATACACGATCGCTGCATCGAACCCGACCAACCTCAACCCAGCGTCGTAAAAGGAGAATGATATGACCAAACCGACAGAGATTTACGACATCGAAGCAATCCGCGTCGACCGCAGCGCGCTGACAATCCGCGAAGCCGCGACTATCCTCAACAACGAATTGACCGCGCCGGTGGTGGCGCGGCTGGTGCGGAAGGCGATTGGCGCTCAAGCGGATCAGTTCCCGCTGCGGGCGCTAAAGGCGGTGTACGAACGGGTGTTGCCGCAAATCTTCGAGCCGGATGAGGCGATTCGGTCGCGGGTAGCGGGGTTGACGCCCGCAGTCGGCGAGATCACGCTCGGCGAGTATCATCAGTTTCTGGACGCGAGCGAACGTAAAATCGCGTTTCCCGAAGTCGCCAAAACGTTGCTTGTCAAAGCCTACGGCGAGGATATTCTCAATGAGCCGTATGCCGCAGCCGCGCTGCTGCTGAAGAAAATCTTCGACAGCGTCGGTAATGAGGGAAACGAGTGATGCGGGCGACGGCGTTAGGTCTGTTCGACCTCGCGCCGCTGCCCGCGGCGTACACTGAGTTGGTGTTGTGCAGAGACATCTACCACTGTCCGCCTGACGCGCTTGACCGACTTCCGCTCCAGCGCGTGGCGCAGCATCTCGCTGCGTTGCGCGCTGAACGGCGCTATCAAGCGATTACGGCGGAACATCAGCGGAAGAAGCGTCGATGAGCGATGTCGTCATCAAACTGAGCGCGGTTGACGCCGCAAGCGGCGTCCTCGAGCGCGTCGCCCAGAACGTGCGCGGCGTCGGGCAAGCCGCTGACGCGCAACGCGGCGCGTTCGGCGCGCTCGAACAAGTCGCGGTCGGCGCGCTGCGGCAGATCGGCGCGGCGGCGGTCAATCTGGCTGCGACCGGCATCGCTGCGCTCGGAAATCAACTGCGCACAAGCGTCGATGTCGCAGCAAATTTCGAGAGCGCGCTCTTCAAGTTCCAAGCCGTCGCGGGCGACTCGCTGACGAAAGCCGGGCTGTCGTTTGATGATGTCAAAACGAAAGCCCTTGAACTCGGTTCGTCAACGCAGTTCAGCGCACAGCAAGCGCTGGACGCGATGACCGAACTCGTCAAAGGCGGCGTCGACGTTAAAGACGTAATGACCGGCGCGACCGACGCGACGCTGGCGCTTGCAGCGGCGGCGCAACTCGATCTCGCCAACGCTGCAACGATTGTCGCCAAACAACTTGGCGTCTGGGGCGAGACGGGAGTAACCGCCGCGAACGTCGCTGACCTTCTGGCGTCCGCAGCAAATGCGAGTACGGTAGACGTTGAGGAACTCGCGCTCGGACTGGCGAACGTCGGCGGCAGCGCGAAGGTTGCCGGATTGTCGTTTGAGGAAACGGTGCAGACGATGGCGCTCATCGCGCCGTCCTTCAGCAGCGCCGCCGATGCCGGTACGTCAATGAAGACCTTCCTCCAGCGCCTGATCCCAACGACCAAAGACGCAACGGAAATGATGATCAAGTTGGGGCTGGCGACGAAGGACGGGAAGTCGTTGTTCTTTGACGCGACGGGCAGTTTCGTCGGAATGGAGAAGGCGGCGCAACTGCTGCACGAAGCGACGAAAAACCTCAGCGAAGAGCAGAAATTTCTGGCGTTGAATACGATATTCGGATCAGACGCAATCCGCGCCGCTGCCGCGATTGCAGGCGCGGGCGCGAAAGGATTCAACGAGATGGGGCAGGCGATGAAGGATGCGGGCGGCGCTGCGGCCGCGGCTGCAACGATGCAGCAAGGGTACAAATTTACGCTTGACCAGTTCAACGCGGCAGTGGAGACGCTTCAGATAACCGTCGGCAGTGCACTGCTGCCGCATCTGACGCAGTTAGTCGCGGCTGCGGCGGAAGGCGTCAACGCCTTCACCGCGTGGACTTCCGGCATCCTTAGCGCCGCCGATCCCGTTGCAGCGCTGGCGGAACAGATCGGGCTGGCGGGGGTGACGACCGGCAGCGTCCAGCAGATGATCACCAGCGCTGCGGCTGTGATCTTCGCAGCGTGGAACGCGCTGAGCGCCGCGCTTGCGCCGTCGACGCAGACCGCGTGGAGCGCGGTGCAGTCAGCGGTGCAGACTGCGCTTACGGCGGCGCAGAAAGCAGTGCAAGCTGCGACGGCGTTTGTGACGCGAATTTGGAACGAGCACGGCGCTGATATTCTCGCGTTTGCGCAACGCACTTGGTCGGGAATTATGAGCGTCGTCGCCGCAGCGGCGCGATTTATTCAAGCCGCAATCGAGGCGCTGACGAAGGCGGCGCAGTGGGTGTGGGCGAATTTCGGCAACGAAATCACCGCAGTTGCGCGGTTCGCGTGGAATCAGATCAAGATATTGACCGAAACCGCGCTTGCGGTGTTGCGCGGACTGTTCGAGGCGGGAACCGCCGCGCTGCGCGGCGACTGGAGCTCTGCTTGGACAGCGATCAAAAACGTCGCTGAAGCGCTGTGGAATGGCATACGCGCGTCTGCGGAAAATTTGATGAATACGCTCTCGTCGCTGTTCAACACACTGTACCCGCGCCTGGAGAGCGCGTTCCGTCAAGCGATTGCGAACGCGCCAGCGCTCGGCGCAGCGTTGATCGACGGAATACGCAGCGGCGTAGAGAACGCTGCGCGCAAACTAGCGGAAGCGGCGGCGAAAGCGGCGAAGGATGCGCTCGATGCGGCGAAACGTACGTTGGGCATCCGCTCGCCGTCGCGCGTCGCAGCGCGCGATGTCGGGATGCCGCTTGCAGAAGGCATCTTGCGCGGGTTGACCGAGGGGCTGGCCCCGCTGCCGTTGCTCACCCGCGACGCGGTGACCGCGCAACCAGCAACATCAACCGTCAACGTCGGCGGGATTACTATCAACGCCGCGCCTGGGATGGACGAGCGGCGGTTAGCGTTGATGGTGCGCAGTGAAATCGATAACCTTACGCGCCTAGCGCGCTTCGGGAGGGTCTGAGATGAGGATACGGCAGATTGGAACGCTCGTATTTGATGCGAACACCAATATCGTCGTTGATGCGAATAACCAGGACGCGCCTGGCATCGGATTTCGCACAAATAGTCTCTACGACCCGCAGCCGTTTGCGGTCGAGATTGCGTTCCGGCGCGCGACGCGGCGGCAGGCGCTGGATGCGGTGAACACGCTCGCGCGTGAACTGTACAGTTACGCGCAGCGGCGGCAAGACGGACGTTTTGCTGTCGCGGGCGGCGTGTTGACGGTTGTGGAAGACGCAGCCAACGGCGCGACGCTACGCTCGTTTCTGCGCGACGCAGCGGTCACGCTGCTCAGCGTCGAGGCGGCCTCGACCGGCGTCATCGCGCGGGTGCGGGTGACGGGGACGCTGATCAATCCGTTCATCGACTATACGTTTACACAGAATACGCTGTCATCGCTCCTTCCGTATGAGCGCCGCGTCGTTGCGTTGTCGGGGCTGAGCGATGCGTATCTCTACAAGAGCAGTCTGTTCTACAGCGTCTCGAATATGCCGGGACTCTACAACGCGCTGCTCGCGATTGAGGAATTGGAGAGCGCGACAGGGACGAGTCGCATCATTGCGATTAATCCGACATCCGTCACAAGCGGAATCGTTCTACAGAATATGCCCGCGCCGGGGTTGCTGCGCGCGTATTTTCTGAATACGACAAACGGAATAATCACCTACACCGTCAACCCCGCCACATTCCCGCACGACGTATACCGTCTCTTTATTGAGATTTTCTGCCCGACGACGCCTCCGTTAAACGCACGCTACATCGTCAGTTGGGACGGTCAGCCGCAGATCATAGAGACGATCGTCGGGGATCGCTCGTGGTATACGCCCTTGTTGTTCACGCGCAGCAATACGACGTTTCCATTGACGCTGGAGATACAGAACGTGCCGACCGGAACGGCGGCGATGCCGTTAATCCTCATCCCGACCGACGGCGTGTTCGTCTGGAGCGTTCTCACGCCGCCGACGCTGCTATCGTTTCACACGCTCGATCTTCAGAGCGCCCTTTCGCGCCCGTTCGAGACTGTCCCAATCGGAACCGTCTACGGCGCGCCGGGGTTTATCTCAAGCCGCTACATCGCAGTGTTTAACGGTATAATGAATGTACCGATGAACGGCTCGTCAACGTTACTCATTCGTTCGCGACGAATCGAACCCGCTGCGTTTGCGTGAGGAGATAGCGATGCTCGTTGCAATCACAAAACCGCATCAGCAATTTCCCGTCCCGCTGACCGTCGCCGACTACGAATTTTTGACATCGGATGACGGCGATGAGCGCGGGCGCGTGACTTTACCGCCGGGCTACGCGCGTTCCGGGGCGATGACGCAGATCGGCGACGAACTAATCATCTACTGTACGCAACTCTCAAAGACCGTCTGGCGCGGGCAGATCGAGCGGATCGAGGAGACGCGCAACGGAAGCATCGTCTGGCACGCGCTGGGGTTCGGCGCGCTGCAGCGCGATGCGCGGATTTCGGTCGTGCAGAATATATACGATATGTCGCGCTGGAAGCCGGTCGGTGATGGATTTATGCCCGGCAGCGGGTACAATTCGCGTGGAGATCTGTGGGAGTACGAGGTTGTTTCCGTACTCGGATTTCCGCACATACGCATACGAACAAAGAAAACGTTTTTAATTTCAGCCGCAACACTCTTTTTTCTCGCGTATCTGTTTGACCAGCCGGAACGATACGTGACGATACAAACAAACGAGAGCGTCATCGTATTTCCGGCAATTGTGACGGGGTTAGCAACCGGCGTCTGGGTTGCGCCGGTGACGGCGATCCCGCAACCAAACGCATATACGCTGACGCTTGGAACGTTTACCGGACTGAGTTCGACCGGAACCGTTACGGCGACAACGTGTTACGGCTGGGTCATCGGCGTGCGCGCGGATGGTGTAGAGACGATTGCTGGTACGACATCGGTGACGTTTCGTGCGATTGTCAATCTCTCCGACATTTTTGGGATCAACAACGTGTTGACGTCTACTGATTTGGGTGTGCTCGGCTGGTGTTGTGACGTTTATCTGCCGACTCAAACAAATGTGAGGATTGAGAAGCCGGACGCAAATCTGCGCGAAATTATCGAGCAGAGCACCAACGAGTTTGTATCGGTCAGATACCACCGCAAGCGCTTTCTCCGCGACCGCCCGCGACCGACGATCGACTTTCGCGCAGATAGTTCGCTGGTCTGGCGCTTCCCGGAGACGACGCGCGTCGTTGATATTTCCAAAGCGCCGAATCGCGTATTCGGTCAATATCGCGGCTACTGGACGGATCATCTGACCGCGCCAGCAGTGATTTTGTCGCTCGAATACCGCCGCCAGACGTTCGCCTCGCGCAATACAAGCATTGGCGAGTACGGCAGCAAAGCAATCGCGGAAGAGCGCCGCGACGAGGCGGCGGTCGCGCTGGATCGCCAGATCGCGCCGATAACGGTTGAGTTGGATAACTCGCGCTACGAACTGATGACGCGCGAAGGATGTACGGTTCCGAACTGGTCAGCGGACGTGAGCGACTACGCGATTGTGCCCGGCTACTATCGCAACGCGAAGATCACATCGCGTACTATTAGCCGCGAGCGAACGACGTATACCGTCTCGTTCAACCCGGATGATTTCGTGACGGTGTTACGGTGAGGGGAGGTGTATATGATTGACGATAATCCGCTCATCTTCGCGCCGCACAGCATCAGCGCCGCGACGTTCCGGCGCGTACTGCGCGCCGCGCGCAGCCCGGCGTTTGTCGAAACCGAGGCGCTGCTTGCGGCGCTAGACTACTGGAACGCTGATCGCGCCATCGCGTTGGCGTTTTTCGCAAAAGAAAGCAGCTTCGGGCTGCGCGGCGTCGCAGTGCGCACGCGCAACTGGGGCAATCTGCGGCGCGGCAAGCGGATGATCGCACAGACGCCGCACCCGTTCGCAGTCTACGCGCGCTGGGTGGACGGTTTGAATGATTGGTGCGAGTTGCTCAAAGAGCACTACTGCAAACGACGCGGACTGTGCCGCTTGCGGCAAGTGCTGCCGCGCTACGCGCCGTCCAGCGACGGCAACGACCCGGAACGCTACGCGAATTTTGTAGTAGCGATCATCAGACGCTGGCAAGCAGAGGAGCAGCGAAGTGGACATCGTTGAAATCTTCCAACTACTGGCTGCCGGTCACGCCGGGCTGACCGCGCTCGACTATCTCTGGAACGCGGTCTTCGGCGCGATCGGCGCGGCGACGGCGTATCTCGCGGACACCAACGGCGAGGTGTTTCTGCCGCGATACGACCGAGAGCAGAACAGCATCGAGCTAGGCGCGCTGGGGCGCGTGCTGGTCGGCGCGGGAGCGGGCGTGCTGGTCGGCTACTCTGGCTACATCCCATTCATTGCGGGGGTCGTTGCGCCGACGCTGCTGCCGGTTCTGATAGATAAGATTACTGCGTTTATAGAACGAGGAAGGAAATGAAGATCGACATTTTTCTGCTGATCAGCGCGTTTGTCCTCGCGTTCGTGCATCCCGACGCGGCGCAAGTAGCGGCGACGGCGGTGGCGCTGCTGCTGGTGACGCGCATCGAGCGAGGGCGACGGGCAAGAAAAACGAAGCGCGCCCCAGCGGGCGGTTGAGGCGCGGGACGGCGGGGGCGGTCAGAAACGCTGGATGTTTAAGATGAGCGTCAGATTAGTAGCGCTGGATGTCGTAGACGAGGTTGACGAACGCCTCAATCGGCGTTTCCCCCTCGCCCCGACGTAATCGCCGACAGCTCCCGACATCAACAAGCGCGTCAGCGAGCCAGTCGCCGTCGTTGATTCGCCAAATTTCGACATCGACAACTCCAGAGTTGATATTGCACACTTACTATACCACACACCCGCCCGGTTGCCAAGCGTCGAAATTCATCTTGCAAACCGCTTGACAAGCGGGGAATTGTGTGGTAAGATCAGGCTTGGTGTAGTAGACGTCGGGTTAGGAGGGAGGAAGGAGATATGTCCATCTCATTTGCGGATTTCTTAGACTTGCTGTACGGCGATGACGCCGCCGCTTATACGACCGTCAGCGTCAAACGCGCGGACGGTCGTTTTGATTGCCGGACGTTCAGCCTCTCGCAGCGCGCAGAGATCGTCAAACACATCGAGAATCACCTTGTATACGACATCTACATCAAGCGCGCGTCGCAGTACGCGCAACCAGAGCGCGGATCGTCGGGGAGCGCTGAGTTGGCGTACTACCAGCGCGTGATCACCGCGGATATCGATATCCAATCCGCCGCGCACGCGAAGAACGCACTCCCAGCATCGAAAGACGACGCGTTGAAAATCATCGACGAAAGCGGCTTGCCTGAGCCAACGCTTATTGTCCACACCGGAAACGGACTGATGCCGATATGGGCGCTTCGCGCGCCGCAGTGGGTCAACGACGTTGCGCCGGTGCAAGCGGGCGTCGAGGCGCAACTGCGACTGGCGGCGGCGCGCTACGGCTGGACGCTCGACAATACGAGCGACGCCGCGCGGTCGATTCGCGTCGTCGGAAGTTACAACTGGAAGCAGCGCCCGCAGAAGAAGCCCGTCGCCGTCATCCGCAACAGCGACCGCTACTACGAACTGAGCGACTTCGCCGCGTTCGCCCGTCGCCCGCTGCTCGCGCCAAGGCGCGTCGGCGGCGCGGCGACGCGCGAGACCATCGAGACGCTGCTGAAATACATTCCCGGCGACGGGTTGGAGTACAATATGTGGCTGGCGGCGGTCTGGGCGATTCAGTCTGCGCTTTCGGAAGAGGACGCGGCTGAGGTGCTGGACGGCTGGACATACGACTGGGAGAAGCACCAGAAGCCGGAAGGCGTCGAGAGCAACATCGGGGTGCTGATCAACCTCGCGCGCAAGTACGGCTTTGAGGGCGCAGTTCCCGGTCTGCGCGGCGGGTACGTTGTCTCACCGGAACTGCCCGACGCGATGCGCATCAATCAACGCTACCTCGATATTGAGATCGACCCGGATGACCAGTACCCCAACATTGTCGTCATTCGGTCGGCGAAAGGGACGGGCAAAACCCAGTGGCTGGCGGAAGCCGCGAAGTGCTACCCGCGCGTGCTGTCAGTCGGGCACCGCGTCTCGCTGGTGCGCCAGAGCGCAGCGCGGCTCAACCTGACGCCGTACTACGAAGACGGGAAGTGGATCACGAACGCCCCGCGCGTCGCCACAACTATTCACAGTCTCGACAAAATCGAGACCGACGCGCCCTACGATCTCGTTATTATCGACGAGATCGAGCAGGTGCTGAAGGCAATCGTCAACGACCGCAATCTGAAGAGCCGCAAAGTCTCGGCAGTCGGGGCGCTGATGGAGCATCTGCGCAAAGCGCGCCTGATTATCCTCGCCGACGCCGACGTTGGCGAGGCGACGTTGACGTTTATTCAATCCGCATTCCCCGACCAGCCGATAGCCTACGTCGAGAACGAGTACGCACACCGCGCAATTGACCACCTCGTACTGCTGCCGTCGCCGGAAGACGTACTCCAAAAATCATTAGAATGGTACGACCCCAACGAGTGTAAAATCGCGCTCGCGTGCAACACCCGCGCCGACGCCGACCGCGCCGAGCTGTTCTACCGACAGTACGCGCCGGAGGCGCGGATACTGAAGATTACGGCAGAAACGAGCGAGAACAACAACGAAACGCTGGAGCGCATCAACGATATTCTCAAAGATGTTGATATTTTCATCTATTCGCCGTCGGTCGGCACCGGCGTCTCAATTGATGTGGAAGGGTTCGCATTGTTCGGGATCGCGCGCAACGGCGTCGGCGTCGGCGATGTGGATGATTTCCGCCAGCAGTTGGGGCGCATCCGCAACCCGCTGGAGCGCGAGATCAACGTGTACGTCGAGACGAAGAAGATGAACGAACCGACTTCGCCCGAAGCGTACCGCGACCTCGCCAAACTGCGCGAACTGGAAGCCGACTTCCGCGTTTCGCGCGCATCCGGCGCGGCGGAACCGGCGACGGAATGGGATCGCGTGTACCTCGATCTCTACTGCGTCGTCAAAGCCAAAACTGCGGCGCAGAAGAACGACTTCTTCAACAACTTCGTCGGCGCGTATGCGGCTGAGGGCGTTGAGATCTGGGATGACCGCGATCAACCGCTGCTGCCGCGCGACCGTCGTCGCGAACTGGCGAAGTCGTTGCGCGAACGGCGAGAAGCGCAAGAGCGGGCGCGGGCGGAACGCATCGCCAGCGCGCCCGCGCCGGACGAGGCGCAGACGGAAGAACAGAAGCGCGACGCAGAACGGAAGGTTGAGTTAGAGGAGCGGTACGGGATCGAGGTTGACGCCGATCTGGCGCTCGATGACGAGAAAGGCGCATACGGGCAGGCGCAGCGGTTCGCGGCGGTGGAGGACGCAGAAATTGCAAAAGCGCTGGATGAGATAGAGACGACGCGACGGTTTAGCGCCGACCGCAACCGGTTTGCGCTGTTCGCAATCTGGTTCAACGCGCTCCTCGCCGCGCTGCGGCTGCGCATCGAAGAGGGTGCAGAAATTGCAATCACCGAAGAGTTTCTCGATCTCGTTGACCGGAACCGGCTGTTGATTCAGGCGGCGCTGGGGATCAAGGCGCGCGCGGACTTCAGAGCAAAACCGATGTCGTTCATCGGCGCGCTCTTCGCCAGCATCGGCGTCGGGATTGAGGGGAAGCAGCAGCGGGTTGAAGGAGGGAAGCGCGTACGCGTCTACCGGCTGGTCAACGTCGAGCGAGCGCGCCTGCGCACTACAGGCATCCGCAAGCGTCATCAACAACGCGCCGCGCCGGTATTCGAGTTTCTCGGAACAACAGAACAGAAGTCTGTCACAACACATCATTTAAATAAAAGAAAGTCCGGCGTTGTGACAGCTATTGCGTGAACATCACCGGCGCGCCTGAGGAGACGACGTTGAGATCGTTCGAAGAACAAGCCGCATACGGTCTGCCCTACGAGCGTCTGATCGCACAGACGGCGGCGCTGCTGCTTTATCCGCATCGTCCCGATCTGACGCTCGTGCGGTTGGACGTCTACGCGTCGTTGGATTTTCTGCTGCTCGACGGCGAGCGACCAGTCGCGGCGCTTGAGGTCAAACGTCGGGCGGTGCGGTCTGATGCGTATCGCACAACGATCATTCCGCAATCCGTCGTTGACGCAGCAAAGCGCTTGACAGTCCCCGTCTTTGCTGCTATTCTCTTCCTCGACGGATTGGCAGTATTCGATGTGCTGCGCACGCACTCAACCGCCCGCTGGCTGCGCGACCGGCGCGGGACGCTGCGGAAGCACCGCGAATACGATATCAGAGAAAGGATGGTTCGGCTTGAAGAAGTGCATCAACCGTCGCGATGAGGCGCTTGACGCAGTGCAAGCGCTGCTCGCATACGAAACGCTTGCGTTCGATATCGAGACGCAGCCGCTCTTCCGCTACCCGAAAGAGCGGACGAAAACGGCGTACCGGGCGTACTTCGACTACCTCAAGCGCAACCGCTGGGGTCTGACGTACGACCCTGACCCCGACGATTTGCCCAATCCGCTGCCCCCGCCCGTCGATTTCGTCGCCGAGCATCAGCGTCTGCGACGCCTCCTCAACGACGCTTCGCGCAGCGGGAAGACGACGGCGGCGCGGCGCATCCGCGATCTGGAAAGCGCGCTCGAAGCGCTTGAAGACGAGGTTGTTCCGGCGTGGGTGATGCGTCATATTGCGTCGCTGTTGGTGAACGAGACGTACAGCAACGACCCGGTGCAACCGGGGCTTGAACCGCACACCTCGCGCATCTTTCTGATGCAGTTCGCAACGCCCGACGGCAAGGCGTTCTGCTTCAACGCGCGGCGCGTCGGGCTGGATGCGTTTATTCCGATTTTCGAGCGCGTGTCGTTGGTCGGCGCAAATCTGACGTTTGATGTGCAGTTTGTGCTGCACAATTTCGGCGTTTTCCCAACAGTTGCGTGGGATGTTGTTGTCGCCGACCGCGTGATTACGCTCGGTCTCGACCTTGCGCACTCGCTCGCCGCTGTCGCCGAGCGCTGGGCGGGCGAGACGCTCGACAAGAGCGTGAGGGAGACGTTCGCCAACCCGCACGTGCTGGAGCCGACGCCGGAACAAGTCGAGTACGCGCTGAAAGATGTCGAAATCCTTTTCCCGATCCAGCGCCGCCAGCAGCAGCGCGCCGAGGCGCTGGGAGCGCTGGACGCGGTGCGGCTGTTCATCAGCCTCACCGTCCCGACCGCCGCGATAGAATACTGCGGGCTGCGCATCGACGCCGCCCGCTGGGGCGAGTTGGCGGACGAGGCGGAACGGCGACGGCGTGCGGCGGCTGAGCAATTCGCTGAATATCTCGGCGTTGAGCCGGAGGATTTAACGAAGCGCGAACTCGTAAAGACGGCGGCGAAGATGCGCGGCGTCTCTATTGACTCGCTCGACAAGCAAGAATTGGGCGAAGTCGAACGCGAGTACAAAGACGACTTGGAGAAGCATCGCTTCTTCGACCTCTACCGTCAGTGGTCGCACTGGCAGAAGCGCGTAACTACATACGGACGTTCGTTTCTCGCGTACATCCACCCGCTGACCGGTCGCATCCACCCGCATTTGAAAATCGCGGGAACCGACACCGGGCGGTTTGCGTGCAGCGAGCCGAACATCCTCAATTTGCCGCGCGGCGAGGGCGACGATCTGGACTACCGCAGCGCGTTCGTTGCGCCGGAAGGGTACGTTTTTGTGAACGCCGACTATGCTGCGATGGAGCAGCGCATCGCGGCGGATTTGTCGGAAGACCCGGCGCTGCTGGCGCTGTTCGCGTCCGGCGGCGACAACCACAGCGTCACCGCCGCGTTAATGTTCCACATTCGGCGCGGAAATGTTGCAGAGCCGGAACTGACCACGCTGATGTTTCAGAACCAGCCAGTTGAGGGATATATCATTCCGGCGAGCTGGGACGCCCGGCGAACGGTGCGGTTTGTTCTGGAGAGCGGGCTAGCCGACAGTATCAGTAAAAAGTACAAGAAGACGACGCGGCAAACCGCGAAGGTTGTCGCGTTTCTGTATTTCTACGGCGGAACCCCGGTCGGGCTTTCAAAGAAACTGCACTGCTCGCTTGCTGAAGCGGAACAGTTCTTCCGCGATTTCAAAGCCGCGTACCCGACGCTCTCGCGCTGGTTTGCTGACTGTGGGCGCGCGCCGTTTGAGCAGACTGTGAAACGCGCCGACGGATCGAACATCGGGTACATCACAACGTATGCCGGTTTGCGTCGCTGGTTCACGCTGCCGAAACCGGCGAGCGCCCGCGCTGACGAAAAGCGCGTCTGGCGCGAGCGCGGGGTGATAACCCGGCAAGCGATGAACCATCCTTGTCAAGGAGGCAACGCGGTGATAATGGCGCAGGCGATGTCGGATGCTTTTACCCTCTGCGCGCCGCGTGAGGGGGGCGTCGAAGCGACGCTGGGGATCGAACGAATGATCGTCGCCCCGATCTACGATGAGGCGCTGGCGATTGCGCCGGAAGCGCTTGCTGAAGAAGACGCGCAGCGCTGGCTGGAGCAGACGATGCTGAACGCAGCGCAGCGGCATATGACGCGCTGTCCGCCCGCGGTCGAGGCGAACCCGATTTCTAAGAACTGGAGAAAATACTGAAATGAGCAACTTCTTTGGCGTCAAAATCCAGAAACAACAACCGCTTGTTGACGCCATCCGCGCCGCTGTCGCAGCGAAGCGTCGCCCGGTTGCGGCGCGGGATCGCGTGTATGCGAGCGAGATTTCCGGTTGCGACCGGCGTATCACGTTCGCGCTGCTCGGCTGCGAACCGGACGCGCCGAGAACTGACAATCCGTCCGCGCTGATTGGCGACGCGATCCACGCGCATCTCGAAGCGCTGCTGGTCGAGGCGTTCCCTGGTCGCGTTGAAACAGAGGTTCGAGTGGTGGGCGGTGCGGTGTCGGGGCGGATCGACGCGCTGCTCATCGAGGAAGACAATACGCTGACGGTGATCGACGTCAAAACCGTCAGCGCGCGCGAGTGGGCGTCGCGGTCGAAGGTCGAGGAATATATCGACCAGATCAGCGTCTACGCCGCGCTGGTCGATGCGCAGACCGGCGTTGTGCTGTTGGTCAATAGAGACACCGGCGAGATGGAGGAGATGCGCTTCGGAATCGACCGCGCCCGCGCTGAGGCGCTGCTGTACAAAGCGCTGCGACTTCAGTCGCTGGCGCTGGAGGGATGTATTGCGGAAGCGGTCGCCTGGGGGACGGAGGAGTGTCGTTGGTGTCCGTTCAGAAAACGCTGCGAACCGCTTGACAAAGCAAGCGTTCTGGAGTATACTGCGAACTAAGGCGAGTGCGCCGAAGGTGCAGAGAAAGGAAGTGACGGCTATGTTCAAGGAACTTATCCACAACGGGAACGGACGCGAACGACCGGAACTCAACGGGGCGTACATCGGGCGGTTTCTGGGCGTTTCGCAGCGGCAGCGTCCGACGTTTGAGACGCGGAATGACCCGGAACCGGTCTATGAGGACGTGTTTGTGTTTGAGTTCGAGTTGTCAGACCCCGACCTTGACGAGCCGGTGCGCGTCTCGAAGTGGGTGCGGAAACCGCCGCGGCTTGACCACCCGGCGAAGAATGGCAAGGTTTCCAATCTTTACAAAACGATTGCGGCGCTGTACGGCGTCGCTCAGATGACGGATGAGCAGCTCAATGCCGCCGAAGATTATGTGCAGAACGTCGCCGTCGGGCGTGAGTATCAACTCACGCTGGAGACTAAACCCAGCGGTTGGGTTGAGATCGTTCATATCGCGCCCGTCCGCAAGGCGCGCAACCGGAAGAAAGACGAAGATGAAGAAGTCCCGTTCTGAACCGCGCTGGAAGCGAAAGGAGCGTGAGGCAATCAAGGCGTTGCAAGCCATCTTCGGGCGGGTGAGCGATCCGTCGCTTGCCCGCCTTTTGACATCGACCGGGCGCGTAGGGCATCTTACGCGCTTCGGGGTTGACGGGCTTGTTGGTAGCGATCCCGGTTACGTTGTTGAGGTGAAAGCGAGGAAAAGGATGCTTACAAAACCGACGTTAGACGCGCTGTTACAGACAATAGACAGAGCCGCGCGCTTTGAGCGCATCCCGCTGTTCGTTTTGGTCTTCGGCGACGACGTGCCGACGCGCACCGAGAACGGCGCGCGGGTGGATCGGGAGTGGGTGATGATGCCCAGGCGAGTTCTCGAGGAACTCGTCGGGAAGGAGCGAACGAATGAATAACGCTGAAGAGCGCTTTGTGCGCTGGTACGTGCAACTTCCGCCAGATGCCCCGCTCGATGTTTACGCTGCGCGTGCGACGCTGCAGCGTGCGTTGTCGGATCGGGAGGCGCTGGCGGAATATCTTTTGTACGAATGCGCGCCGTCGCTGCTTGGCGAGTTCATTTTCAGACATTGGAATGACGCGCTGAACGACGCGCCGGGGAGCGCTGCGCTGCGTCTGGCGTCAGCGGTGATGCGGGCGTTGGAACGCGTCGAAGACGAACGCGACAGGCGAGCGGCAAAGTGGCGGTTTCAGTTGGGGTTGACGCCGTCGGCGCGGATACTGCGCCGGTTATGCGAGGAGATCAACGATGCGCGATGACGATCTGCGCGCCGCAATGCAGTTCTTCGCCGAGCGGCTGCGCGGCGCTGAGGCGACGGAAGCGAGGTTGCTGCGCTGGACGCGCCGCAAACTGCGCAGTGATGCGCAAGCGGTCGCGGAACTGATGCTCGCCGTCGGATATCGGGCGACGTATATTCGTTATTTCATCCGATACCACATCCCGGCGCTTCGCGAGGGTGCAGCGATTGGGGAAACGTACATCGATCCCGACGCGACGGATGCGCATCTGGGGCTGTGCTGGCGTCTCAACGAGGACGTAGCGACCGTCGTTTCCGATCTGCACGCGGCTGCGAAGCGATTGCAACAACCCTACCGCGATCTGGCGGCGGTGTGTTTGCGGTGGGGGTACGTCCACGAGACGGTTGTACAACTGCTGGCAAAAACACTAGAAAGGAAACCTCGAAATGTGGTGGAAGATTGAACCGTTGCCGGAGGGCGAGTTGGAGAAC